ACACAAGCACCATAAACATCGGCGGCTTAAGTCCGCCATTAAAGGAGAAGGTTGAATGGAAGATTCAATAAACAAAGAGAACGTTCCAGAAGACGAATGGGATATTTTACCTTGTGGTCATCGGATTTGTATCGAACCGGAGATGGCTCCAGACAAGACGCGAGGCGGACTGTTTGTTCCAATTTCGGTAAAAGAGCGCCACGTCAATGAAGCTCAGGTCGGGACGGTCACCGCAATTGGCCCCCAGGCTTGGAAGGCTTTTGAGGACGGAACCCCCTGGGCTGAGGTTGGTGATCGAGTGGCATGTATAAAACATGCTGGTGTTGTACTTGACATACACCTAAATACAGGATAATGAATGACGCGGATATGTTGTGCGTATTAAAGCGCAAAAGACCGGAGGTAGAAAATGGGTGAAGAATTCGAAGGCGATGGAGTTGGGTCGGCAGATAGCGACCCCAATGGGTCCGTCGGAACTGAAACCGGAGCAGAGAATGCCGGAGGGGCCAAAGAAGATGTCGAGGCCCTGGCCCGTAAGATGGGCTGGACGGAGAAGGAAAAATTCAGAGGTGACCAAAGCAAGTTTATTGATGCTTCGACGTACATCCTGAATACTCATAACATCAACTCGACATTGAAAAATAAGGTCAAGGAAATCACCAGCGCGGTTGATCACCTGAAGGCCTTTAATGAAAACGTTTACAATGCCGAAGTCAAAAGACTGCAAAAGGAAGTTGAGGAGCTGAAGACCCAGAGAAAGACGGCCATAGCAGATGGTGACGTCGAGCGTGTGGAGGAAATCGAAAAACAGATTGATGACATCCATGCATCAGTTCCCCAGAAGCCGGTAGCACAAGAAACACCTACGGCCAATCCGATATTTGAATCATGGGTAATGGACAATCAATGGTATCGGGATGACAAAGAACTCAGGGTATGGGCGGATGAGCAAGGTCAGGAATACAAGGGCCTGTCATACGACAAGATTCTGAAGTTCGTTAAGCGTGACATTGTTGCGGCTTTCCCCGATAAGTTCAAAAAGAAGACAGTTCCCGGAGCTGGCGTTGAGGGAGGTAGCAGACAGGCCACTTCACGAACGAAGATCTCCGAGGCTAATCTTACTGAAGAACAGAGGGGGATAATGAAATCCTTTATCAGTCATGGTGTTATGAGTGCTGCTGAGTATATCGCAGGGCTTGAAAAGGTAGGTGCATAATGAAAAGTAAACTATCCGAAGGGATACCAGGACGTCCGGTTAGACAACCGGTAAGCCAAAGAGTCGTTCTTTCCGCCCCTCAGAAGGAAGGCTTTACCAGGCGATGGGTCAACGACGTGAAGGGCAGAGTAAAGATGTTTCAAGAGGGAGGCTGGGCGATCTCGGAAGAGTTCGGGCCGACCGCCGATGATTCAAGAATGGCTGAATCTTCCCTTGGAAGCGTCAACACAAGATACGTCGGTAATGATGTTACCGCTGTTCTGATGGAAATACCTGACGAACTTTACAAAGAGGATCAGGCGGCAAAGGCTGCCAATATCAAGGCCGTCGAAAAAGACATCCTGACAAAAAAGGATCACGTCGAGGGCCAATACGGCGAAATTACAGTTAAACGGTAACAATCAACTCTCTTAAAAAGAGGAAAAAGATATGAGTAATGCAAATGCCCCGTTCGGGTTCAGGCCGGTAATGTATAAAAACGGCGCTCCCTGGAACGGAAAATATAATGTGTATTACATCCCTGTCGGGAACTCGTCCATTCTTTACGAAGGCGACGCGGTAACGGCGGGAGGCTCCGCGAGTGCAGACGGTAAATATCCCGACATCGCCCGTGCGGCTGCCAGTGATGTGATCCAGGGTGTCGTTATCGGGTTCGGACCTTCTCCGGACCTGATGTTTCAGATTGACAATTTAACCCGCAGATACTGGCCCATTTCAACGGCCGGTTACGCAGCGGTCATCGATGATCCGGACGTCATTTTTGAAATCCAGGAAGATTCAGATGGCGGCGCGATTGCGGTCACCGCGGTCGGCAACAATGCCGATCTTGTAGCAACCGCCGGGAGTACAACTACCGGTCGGTCGGCAATGTCCCTTGATTCGAGCGATGTCAAAACTGCTACCGCCCAGCTCAGAATCCTTCGTCTGGCAGATCATCCGGATAACGTACTCGGCCTATATGCGAGATGGCTCTGCCTCATCAATGAGCACATTTACAAACAGGCTGCTGGTCTGTAAGGAGGAGGTGAATTATGGGCGTTATTAATCGAGCGAATTTTGCAAAAGACCTTTATCCTGGAGTAAGTAAGTGGTTCGGCCTGAAGTATGCCGAATACCCCAATGAGTTTCTCCAGATTTTCGAGAAGAACACTTCGGATAAAGCTTTCGAGGAAGAGATGAGTGTATCCACCATGGGTATGCTTCAACTGAAGACTGAAGGCGGTGGTATTGCTTATGACGAAATGGCTCAGGGCAATCTGTATCGCTACACCTTCGCAACCTATGCCCTTGGTTTCATGATCACCCGCGAGCTTTACGAAGACGGGCTGGCCGTGACCCAGGGTATGCGCCGGGCTCAGGCCCTTGCTTTTTCCGCCAGGCAGACCCAAGAAACCCTTGCGGCGAATATCATGAACCGCGCCTTCAACAGCGACTATACCTACCATGACGCCAAAGAGCTTCTGGCTACTGGCCGGACCCTTGGAAGATTTGGTGGTACGTGGGCGAATATGCTGTCCGTTGCCGCCGACCTGAGCGAAGAAGCTTTGGAACAGGCGATCATCGATATCGGCAATTTCACCAATGACCGAGGCCTCAAGATTGCGATCAAACCGCAATCCTTGATTATTCCTCCGAGTCTGATGTTCGAGGCCCAACGCATTTTGAAGTCCGACAATCAGCCGGGCACCGCGAATAACGACATCAACGCCATCAAGTCCATGGGGAACTTCCCCAAAGGCGTCGTCGTCAACCATTACCTGACCGACACGGATGCATGGTTTATCAAAACAGATGCTCCTGACGGGCTGAAGTTCTTCGAGCGCCGAGCCCTTGCGTTCGATACCGACAACGACTGGGAAACGGAAAATGCGAAGTTCAAATGCACCTTCCGGGCCGGTTGGGGTTGTACCGATCCCAGAGGCATTTACGGGTCCGCCGGAGCGTAACCGGTAGTTTTTTTGCATCGTGCGTCACCATCGAACTGGTGGTGACGCCTTAAACCCACTGGGCAGCCCATGGTTGCCTGTCTAAAAAAGGATGGTGGCTTATGCCTTCTATTACGAATTTCCCCAATGGAGTTTCATCTTTCGGTATGCCTCTTTACGGAGCTGGCGTTCCGGCAACTTTCGGAAAAGTTCTCTTTGTTGACTATGTCAACGGTTCCGATGGTTTCTCAGAAAAAAGCAACAGCATGAGACGTCCGTTTAAAACGCTGGCCTATGCTTATTCCCTGGCCAGAACCGACAAGGATGACGCAATCGTCATGGCCGGAATCGGAACTCATGTTCTTTCCGAAATGCTGACAGTAGCTAAGAACCGGATTCATATTCTTGGCCTGGATGGCGCTGGAAGGATGTATGGCCAGGGAGCCAAAATTTCCCTCGGCATCACCGGAGTCGCGACGAACCTCGGATCAATCCTGAACACCGGAGTCCGGAACTCGTTCGTGAACCTGAAGATTTCCAACGACGATACCGTGGCCCAGGGTCTCTACACCTTCCTGGACGGCGGCGAGTACATGTATATGCAGAACTGCGAGATTTACAAATCGACCATGCTCACCACCACCCTGGCATCGGAGATGGTTATGAATGGCGACAGTGCGCAGGTCGTCAATTGTACCATCGGTTCTTTGGCCGACGGCCAGACGACACAGACCATCCGGGCCAATGTCAGATTGACCAAAGCCCTCGCGGGTGCCGGTCTTGTGGCGCGGGATGTCATTTTCAAGAATTGTCTTTTCTGGAAAAAAGCAGGGCACGTCGATAACCGGTTTGTTTATGGAGCCAATGCCACGGACGTCGAGAGAATGCTTCTGTTCGATGGCTGCTTGTTCTTCTCGCAGAAGTTGTCCGTTGCAGTCCCGGCCCAGTGCGTTGCATTCGCAGCCGAGCAGACCTATGGATACGTCCTTCTGAGGAATTGCGATTCAATCGGCAATACCAAACTGTCAACCACAACCGGAGTCTACGTTACCGGTGCCGTTCCGACCTATGCGACTTCGGGCATCGCAGTCGCTTCCTAAGTAAACGATTGCAGTTGCAAAAAAGGTTCTTTGCAACTGCAATGACAAAAAAAGGAGGTCGGGTATGAGAGCAAAGCGTATTGTTTATACTATGGCGGTTGCATCTGCTACTGCCATAGGTCTGCTACAAACTAAGGGAGCTGCCGGGGCGCTGTTGATCAATGGCCTCCTGGCCGTCTCAGGAGTTGCGATTCTTCCACAAGCACGTCATGTATCTATCCTTTGTGCTGCCGATGAACATCTGATTAATTTTACCGTTACCGGAACAAATCGGTATGGCGAAATAATCTCGGAAAGTATCATCGGAGGAACGGCAGGCACGGCCAATAAAACAACCAAGAATTTCAAAACTGTCACTGGGATATCAATCGATGCAGCCCTTACCGGGAATGTCTCTCTTGGTACAGCGGACAGCATGCATACCCCTTGGGTTCCAGTGTCTTATAAAGACGGATGGATGGATGCAGCATATACCGTTTCTTCCGGAGGGTCATTGACCAAAGCACTCCAGACCACAATGGGAGACGTCTTTAATGCCGCAGAAGATCTGCTTCCAGTTGATGGCGCCCTTGGAACGGCTGTTGGACTAAAAACAGCTACTGCCATGAGACTTTTGATTACCTCTTATGTTTCCGGATCTGTCACGCTAGAGCTTCTCCATCGGAGGCAGTAGTCATGTCATATCGAGCTGGTGAAAATTATGTCGCATGTGAAAGATGTGGGTTTAAACGACTTGCGTCTGAATGCAGAAAGACTTGGGATGGCTGGGTAGTTTGTGCGGATACGTGCTGGGAAGAAAAGCATCCGGCACTGATTCCGCACAAGCTTGAAGGCGATAAGCAGCGAGCCAAGGTTGTCAGAATGCCAAATGAATATTTCATCGAACCTCCCGAAAAGGAATCGCCATGAACCTCGAACAACTTGTTGCGCGAGTCGATAAGATAGTTGACGATAGCACGTATTTTGATTCGGACGAAATAACTTCCATTCTGAACCAAGGGGTGCTCAGGATCTCCGGAGGGCTCAAGAGGTCTGATTCAATTTCTTCAGTCCTTACCGTCCCCCTTCCAGACCTTTTTACCATAACAACGGTTACCACAAACGCAACGAACAATGTTCAAATGCCGGCGACATACCAGAGGAGTCTTGTTTTTGCATCCAACGGAGCCGGCCAGGAACTTCCGATTTATGAT